GGCCTGGTTTGACAAGGTCCTCACGCCAACCGAGGTCAGCGACCTGTATGCCTCGCTGGGCGCATCCAATGCCTTTGGACTGGTAACTGCTTCTGGCGGTGGTGCAACAGGCACACTAACAGCAACGGAAAGCAGTACAGACACCAGCGCATTCAGCGGCTCGCTACTCGCTCAGGGTGCAATTGCAGCGACCGAGGCGGCAAGTGACACAGCGGCGTTCGCTGGTACAGCATTGGCGCAAGGCACGCTTGCATCGACCGAAACAGGATCAGACACAGCGGCATTTACCGGCAGCGCAATTGAGACTGGAACCGGAACCCTTGCGGCCACTGAATCTGGCACAGACGCGGCGGCGTTTACCGGCACATTGCTGTCACAGGGGTCGATTGCAGCTACTGAATCGGCTGTAGATACAGCGGCATTCAGCGCCTCGGCACAGGTACAGGGAGCGCTTGCAGCAGTTGAAACCGGAAGCGACACGGCTGCTTTCTTTTCTGCCGAGCAAATATCTACCCGGTTTGGAATCTCGTACGAAGGCTACACCGCAAAGCGGCCAGGCCATAGGACGCGGAGTGTCATCAAGAAAAAGGTCATTCAGGCTGCCGCAAAAGTGGCTGCGCTTGCCGAGACGGTTGAAAACTATGAACAGCATAAAACGCGTTATCGCGGGTTGATGCTGGAAGAGTTGAGTCAGCCGGTCTGGAACGCCGAGTTTGAGCGAATCATCCAGATTCAGCTTGAATTGCAAGAAGAAGAAGACCTGATTGCATTGTTGCTATGAACGGGAAATAAATGTCGAAAGAACAAAAAACGCTGCAACTTGGCATTGATGCCACTCAGGTGCTGGACAACGAAGCCTTCAAGCAGGCCATGACACAGCTCAAAGAGGCGGTTGTGTGGCAGTGGAAGGAATGCCCGGTACGCGACCGCGAAGGGCAGATGCTGCTGTTGCAGCTTGCCAAGCTGTCCGACAAGTTCGAGGCCATTTTGGTCGGCATGGTGGAAAACGGCAAGCTTGCCAAGCACAGGATTGACCTTGACAACCTTCGTGACGAGTCAAAAGTGCGCGGTCTGCTCAGGAAAATCGCCTGATGTCATTGGGCCGAATCTACTTTGATGTGTGCATGCGGGCGGCTTGTGAATTCGACGCGGACATGGCAAGAAACAAGAACCTTGCAAAAAAGTACATCCACCTCGTTTCGCCCCTCGTGTGGGGTAAAGACGAAAAAGAAGAAACCAGCCCTGACAAGGCGTGGTGGCTAGGCGCAAGGGCCTTTGAAATCGAGATTCGCGACAAGTTGATCGCCATGCAAGCGCGCGGCGAACTCCCCGGAATAAAACTACCAGTTACCGGCTAGGCACCTAGCTTTTTAGCGAACGCAGCGATGCGCCGCAAGCCCTCTTGGTGCAATGGAGGGGGTTTTTGAAAGAAACCAAAATGGACGGACAAGCAGAATCTGCACCCGAACAAGGCGGCTTGATTGATCTCGCTTCGTTCCTGGACACTCCTTCAAAGGAATCCGCAAAAAAGGAAGACGAAGACCAAACTACAGACGAATCCACCGACAACGCCGATCCCGGCGAAGACGACACGGAAGAGGCTGAACCCAGCGAACAGGAAGAATCTGACGAGCCGCAAGGCGACGAAGAAGAAGAACCTGCACCCGCTGCAAAAGTTGCCTTTAAAGTCAAAGGCGACGATGGCACTGAGGAAACGGTAGAGTTGTCGCAAGACGAGCTCCCGGCGGCCTTTTTACGCCAGAAGGACTACACCAAAAAGACCCAGGCGCTCGCCGAGCGTGAGAGTCAGGCGGTGGCGTTCGTCAAAACCAAACACGACGAATTCAGGAATCACTATCTATCACAGGCCGAACTTGCACGGGCGGCGGTGGTACAGATGGCAGGCATCCGGTCAGAGTCTGAGATGGCGCAACTCGCCAGCACAGACCCGGCAACCTGGGTGGCAGAACAACAGCGACAGCAAACCATAGGCGCGTTTATCAACAACCTTGATCAACAGATCAACGGTGAAAAACAGCGCGCTTTGCAAGAGCAATCGCAGGTTCAGCAGCAGTCATTGCAACAGCAGTACCAGGCGACCTGGGCCGAGCTTGCCAAGGAAAAGATTGACAAGCAGGCGCTTGCCAAGATTTATGACAGCGTCACCAAAAACTACGGCTACTCGGCTGAGGAGCTGAGCAGCGTTTACGACCATCGGCTCGTCAAGGTGTTGCGGGACGCAACGGCTTATCAAGCGCTCAAGGCGCAAAAGCCAGCAGTGACCAAACACATTATTGATGCTCCAAAGATTCCAAGCAGACAGTCAAACCCGGCACAAGAACGTCGCGACAAGGCGCTTAACGACCGCTTCAGAAACGGTCGCGCCAAGCTCGACGATTTAGCTCAACTATTACGTTAACTTAAGGATCCAAAAATGACAGTCCCAACCAATCTCTATCAGCGTGATTCGCTGAATGGCGCTCGTGAAGACCTGATTGAAAAAATCTTCAACACCAGCCCCACCGAAACCCCGCTCACGTCCTCTTTTGGCCGTGTCACCGCAAGCAGTGTATTCCACGAATGGCAACGCGACGCCCTGGGCGCGGCCAATGCCAACAACGCCATGATCGACGGCGATGATGTCACGCTGGATGCACAGGTGGCTACCGACCGCGTCGGCAACCACTTGCAGATTTTCAGCAAAAAGCCCGGCGTTTCGCGGCGTGCCAACATCGTGAAAAAAGCCGGTCGCGGCTCAGAACTGGCCTATGTCAAAGCCAAGGCCATGCTGGAACTCAAGCGCGACATTGAAGCCATGGTGGTCTCCGGCAATGCGGCAGTCGCTTCAACCACTTCGGTGGCCGGCAAGTCCGCAGGGCTGGGTGTGCAGTTGTACACCAACACCTCGCACGGCGTGGGCGGTTCAACCGCATCATGGACCTCTGGCGCGCCGACGGTTGCCGCAACCGCTGGCACGGCACGAACCTTCACCGAGGCGCTGCTCAAAACGGTTTGCCAGTCGATCTATTCGGCCAGCGGCGCGTTTGTAGAGCAGGCGGTCATGTCGCCCAGCCACAAGGCATTGTTCAGTGCGTTTACCGGTATTGCCGTGAACCGTGTTGACCTGCCCAAGGGCAAGCAGCAGGGCTCAGTGGTCGGCGCGGCTGACGTATATGTCAGCGACTTCGGTGCCATCTCGATTGTCCCGCACTACCTGATGGCGAGCGCCACCAACGTGTTTTTGCTCAACAGCGAATACATCGACATGGCTTTTCTGGACGGCTTCAAGTCCAGCGACCTGGCCAAGACCGGCGACAGTGATCGCGTGCTGGTGACGGCTGACTGCGCGCTGACCGTGCGCGCCTCGACGGCGCAAGGCAAGATCGCCGACCTCACGCCTTAATGGTGTGCAGCCCATCCGGGCCGATGGGGGCCAGTCTTCGGATTGGCCCCTATATAGTGCAGCCAGGATGTATTAATCGTTTTGCGGTGATATATGCGGCATGTGCTTCTTCTGCCGTGGCAAAGCTACCTAGGTTGTGTCTTATGTCGCCGATTTGAACTCTTGAGCGCCAGCGACTGTTGCTTTTAAAGACGCCAAGCAGTCCTGATGCCTTGTTTCTTGATCTTGCAACACGTTGATTTTGAAGATTTACGCTATTAGGCACGTCGCGCAGATTGAATATCCGGTTATCGGTTTTTACTCCATTGATGTGGTCTATTACTTGTTTAGGCCACTCGCCATAATAGTGAAGCCACGCAATTCGATGGGCTGGATAGTGTCGCCTTGAAATGCAAATGAAACGATAACCGTCCTTATCGGTGAACCCAGCAACGGCCCCTAGTACGACACCTTGGCGGCTTACTGCCCATGTAAATATGCCGGTTTCAGGGTCATATTTGAAAAAGTGGCGGGCTTGTTCTGCTGTAAGATTATTAGTAGCCATGCTGTTGTTCCTTTAAAACAATGGTTTGGTCAGAGGCCCAGTAGTGTTGATAGCACTACGGGGCTTCGTTATTTTAGTTGCTAGTAGCGCCTTGTGGCGCTTTTTTATTATCCAAATTCTTAACGTTGTGAAACGCTGGAGCCACACATGGAATCATTCACCGTCGATGAGGGCGTCAACGCCTACGGCATACAAAAGCAGGTGACGTTCGAGGGCGACCAGGCAGTGACCAAACTCACCTATGACGCCGAGCCCCTTCTTGAGGCCGCTCACGCGGAGCGCGCCATGACTGCCGGGATGGGCTGGGGCGAGGGCCGCAAGGTCGGCTCCGTGCCGATGGCGGTCTATGGCGAGGCCATGAAGATTCAGGGCGCAACCGAGCGTCAGGTGTTCCTTCTCAACTGGCTGCGGGCAAATCCAAAGTTTGTCACCTTTGAAAGGTTCCTGAAGTGAATTACACAATGCTGCAAGCCGACATTGCGGACTATCTGCAACGCACTGACCTGACGGCAAAAATCCCGTCATTCATTGCGCTTGCCGAAACCTCGATGTTTCGCGAGATCAACATCAAGGACATTCAGACCGCTGTTACTCTGGCGACTGTTGGCGAATATCTGACTTTGCCGGCAGACTTTGGTTCCATTGTCCGCTTGACAACGACCGTGGGCTCAATTGAAAAAACGCTGGATTATATTTCTCCGGTTGAAAGAAGGTCGGACTGCCATATTGGAAATTATGGCTTTGAAAATGGACAGATTCGGGTTTACGGAGCAGGCAGCACAACTACCGTGAAACTCTATTACACGCCGCTGATTGCTCCCCTGTCGGCCAGCGTTGCAACCAACTGGCTGCTGGACAATGCCAAAGACCTGTACCTCTACGCCAGCGCGCTTGAGGGTGCCAAGTACTTGCGAGATGAAACGGAAGCCGCGGCGCTGGGCGGTATGGTTAGCGGGCTGATTGATTCGGTCAGGCGATTGTCTGAGCGCAAATGGCAACCCAGTTCAGGCAGCTTGCAGATAAAGCCAAGGCGGTAACATGCAGGCATTACTAGGATTCACGCCAGACGCCGACGCAACCGGTGCCGGAGTGATGACCGCGTGCGAAAACATGATCCCGCATGAGCTTGGGATGCAGTCAGCCAGCAGCGGCGTGATTCCTGCTGGTATTCCAGCGCTGGCGGCATCCTGCAACGGGGCCAGTGCAATCACGAAGCTTGATGGTGTCAAGCGCCTGTTTGCAGGAACCCAGACAAAACTCTATGAGATGATTGCAGAGGCATGGTCAGATGTCTCGGCCGGCGCCCCGACCGGCGTTTATACCGGCGGAGTTGACTCGCGCTGGGTTTTTGCGCAGTTCGGCAACAGCACCCTGGCATCGAATAACGCCGATGTGATACAGCGCTCAACAGGAGGCGTGTTTGCTCCCATCGCCTACGCATTAAAAGCCAAAATCATTTTCAGCGTGGGTGCCTTCATGATGGCACTCAATACCAGCGATGCGACTTATGGCGTCAGCCCTGATAGATGGTGGTGCAGCGCCAGCTACAACGACGCCGACTGGACGCCATCGGTCTCCACCCTGGCGACAACCGGCGAACTGGTGTCAACACCGGGCGAGTTAACAGCCGGGGGAAGACTTGGCGAGTATGCCGTTGCCTACAAGGAAAAAGCCATTTATCTGGGCCAGTTTGTCGGCGCACCGGCGGCCTGGGACTGGCTACAGGTGATAGGCGACGAGGCCGGATGCGTC